TAATTACTTCTTCGCCGTCCATCCATATATCTTTATTATTTAAGATAGATTCAATCTCTTCGGATGTTAAGAAATCACTATAAATGCCGCGTAGTAATTTTTCAGACCACTTACGTTCATGCATAATGTTATCATACATTTCACCACCTTTGCCAATAGTACCACCAGAATAATTGTGGAACATAAACATTGAGTGATCTGAAACTTCAAAACCATCAGCACAAAGAAAGATCATTGTTGCGGCTGACATACATGCACCTTCGACAGAACAAATCACTGTTGCTTCTGATTCTGAGATACAACGAATTAGTTGAATAGCAGTGAATAGATCTCCACCATAAGAATTAATATGGATCTTAATAATATCTACTGGATTAGCATTACGAATTGTGTCAAACCATTCAATGTATTCTTCGGCTGGCTCTACTTCACCTGAGAGATAAAATTCATGCATATGAGCTAACGGCTTATGCGTTAGCTTTGATCCAGTACCTAATATATCCATCACGTCATTTTTCATGAAGCTTCCTCTGTTAATAATTTTATTGTATTTTTAAGATCGTAAATTTCTTGTTCTAGTTTACTTATATAGTTTTGTACAATAGATTTATCACACAAAGTTTCACAACAGATATCTATATTATGTTTGGCGTTAACCTCCAAAGAATTTTCGTCTTTTGTATTCATTAATAGTCTCAACTAGTTTAGGTGTCCAATTATCGCGATGTTCTTTGAATACCTGTGGTTCTTCGTCGTCAACAGCAATAATTGTTACTAGATTAACAATTGGCATCTTTGTCCGCTCTTCCCACATAATGGCGTAAGCAGACTCTTGGATAAAGTATCCTTCAATATATTCTTTTTTCTTTAGCTTACGAGAAGTCTTAAAATCGATAATAGAAAGTACACCATCGAACTCAGCCACACAATCGACCCTGCCAGCAATGCCGAGATGATCAGAATAGAGGGGAGATTCCAGTCCGTATATGGTCCCAATACGTTCGTCAAGGACTCTTTGAACTGACTTAAAGTTGTCAATAATGTTTGGTAGATAACCGTCATCATAATCAATATAATTTAGTAAGTATTTTTCAATGATGGCGTGAACAGAAGTACCACGTGTAGAAGCTCGATGCGAAATTTTATTTGCTTCTTCCGCGCCTACTCTATTACGCCAAGCTTGGATAGCTTCTTCACTTAGTATACTAAGTACTGTAGTGATAGAAGGATAAGAAATACCATTGGGACAATTGTATTTTCTCCCAGTGCTAGTAGTTTCAGCAATAATGTCTTCATAACCTAGATCAACCTTCTTGTGATTAAATATCTTTCGACGGATTCGATCGTTTTTCAACGTAGTCTTCAGCATAATATTTCAACTTATCATATTTTGGTTTTTTATTTTGATCATCATAATTACTATACTTATCATGATCAAATTTTTTCTTGTACTGTTTTTTGTTTCTTGGATCAAAGCGAGTAAACTTAGCCATAACCTTTAATTAGTTTTTACTTAATTCCCATATGTTCTTTGGTCATGATATATTCACGAACCAAACCAGACCTAACAATATCTTCCCAACTGAATTCGATTGTCTCGAAATGACTCATTTTTGAGATGATTTCCATAAATGCGAGGATTCCATTTTTGTCTTTATCTTTATCAAAGTCAGACTGATAATAGTCACCACACAAAATTAATCTGCAATTTTCACCAATACGTGTAATTACAGAATCCAATTCGTGGAATGTCAAGTTTTGCATTTCATCTACAACAATTACTGCATTTGAAATGGTAACACCACGAATGAATGAGGTTGATAGAAATTCTAAAGCTCCTTGTTGAATAAGCTTATTCCATGAATCTCCATCAGAAACTAGTTCGGAAAGAATTCCGCGATATGGCGCAGTGTATGCGTCATTTTTTTCTTCTTCGGTACCAGGAAGAAATCCAATATCTCTTGTAGGAACAATTGATCGAACAATTACTAATTTGTCAAATAGGGTCTCTTTATCTAGGACATCTTCTAAACCCAATCCAATTGCAAGGAATGTTTTACCTGTACCAGCGGATCCAGCTAAGCAAAGGTGATTACCTTCGCGATATGCTTTGAAAACTTTCTCCTGATTCTTAGTAATCGGAGACAATGTTTTCAAAGACTCTAACTTAATTTTAAGTGATTTATTCATTTTGTACGGATACTATTTCCACGACCCGACCCTTTTTTGATTGATTTAAGTAGATCGGTCCAACCGTCAGAAGTTTTTGACATAAAGCCATTCACCTCTCTGACAGTAGCAGGAGCTCCAATAATTGGTTTTAGATGGGGATTTTCTTCTAGATACTTTTCTCTCTCACTCCATTTCATAAATTTATCAATTCGTTCGCCGGTTTGCGTATCTTCAAATGAATATGTAGGCATTATAAAAACCACTCCGGAACGTTGCGTTTACTCCACTTCATTACAAATCTCTCTTCTTTTGTTTTATAAAATAATTTATATGATTTCACAGGATCATCTGGAAACATACACTCTGGACTAGCGTTCATTGCTAATCTAAAATTGGTTATATTTCCCTTTGGGATATTTCGAGGTAATTGCTTTAATGCTTCACTTAAGAGCTTTTCACAAGCATGTACCTTTTCATATCGATACGTATATTCTTTACAAAGCGCTATAAAGTGCTGATAGTGCCATATATAATTGCTGTCTGTTTCCTTAGTCCACAGAGTGCACGGGTGGTTCACGTGAACGGCTTTATATAATAATCTCTCCCGAGAATCATCTAGTTGCCAGTAGTTTAATTTTCTATTGGCCTTTGATAATCTTTTTTCTATCTTACCGTCACAAACGCGATGAACCGTACTCAACATTTGAGCAGACTCAGTTACCATTTTAACAACATGCTTATCGCATTGTAACTGAGCTGCTCGTACTGGATCTTGATCTAACACAAAAATATTCATAACAAATCACTTTATCAACATACCAGTATATTATACACTATTATCTATAAAAAGTACACATCTAATTAATGTACTGTTGAATAAAAATATTCCTCTAATTCTTCTATTCTACTATTCAAATATTCTTTCTTTCTTTGCAGATCAAAAGCCTTGGTTGTATTACCTTTCTTTTCAAGTCTTTTTACAAAATATTCTAATTCTCTAGAATCACGTTTTAATCTTTCTAACTGAGCTCCATACATCTTTGATTCCTCTGTATAGTTAATACGTTTCAAATTAGCGTGAATAATAGAATCTCCTTAGTCTAAAATAGAAATGAAAAAGGATCCATGCCTATACTAGACAATGGATCCCACGGGCTATGAGTTGTACATTAATGCTCTCATAGTTTTATTTATAAAAAGGTTAGTTTCTTATGAGGCCTGGAAAGGCTTCTTGAACTAGCTTTTTGGTAATACCTTTATAATAAGCAGAACCTGTATTCTTAATAAGACCCTTATCTTTCATACGTACTAGTAGTTCTGCTTCTTTAGGATGTACATTTTTTAGTATATCCAAAAACATTAATTCAACCCGAGCTCGAGGCAAATTTGTTCCTGGACCACCCTTAATAAAATATCCAAAGTTCTTTGTCATACCAGTTATTGGCTTTGGGTTATCAGATGGAAGATAAGGTGCTTCACCTTCGGGTAGTAAAAATTCAATACTATTGTCCATTCCACCACGCAAAATATCTCTAAGCTCTAAGCAATTGTTATCTTTTAAGATAGCAATTTTTTCTTTATTACTTTTAGCTTCTGCAGCTTTTTCTAAAATTTCATGAATCATCATTATGAAAACTCCTCAACACATTCAATTAACAATTTGCATCGATTTTTGATAAGATAATTTAGAATCTTCATACGATGCGCTGGTTTACTACTGTTATATGTATCAATGATTTTTTCTTTAAGTTCAGCAGGAGCTTCACTTAGGTCAATCATCTTTTTATTTCGGCAATAATTCCTATACACTTCGGGTTCCATGACTTCTTGAAGCTTATCAGCATTCTCAAAGAACATATCCATTTTTTTCTGAGTCATTGGAGATTGTCGAATACTATCAACAAAGGTATTATCAGGACTTAGAATATTTGGAACACCATCACTGGAATCACCTTTAAGAATTTGATCAAACAAATACCTTCTAGGATTTTTGTCCTGAATAAATTTTTTCGTCATCGGTGAAAATTGGCGGACGTTATTATAACGATGTAGTTGAATAAAGTCTTTATCTGAAGAGACAATCATTACATCTTCATGGTTGCCAAACTCTTGTGTATGTTCTACAATAGCAGCAATAATATCATCAGCTTCGCAACGATCTACACGAACAGTCTTATATGGAAAGTTTTCGCCAAGTTCATCAAACACTTTATTGATAATACGAAAAATTTCATTCCAGTCTAATGCGGACTCTTCACGGCCATCACGTCTCTTAAATTTATATTGAGGAAATACTTCACGGCGCCAATTAGAGGAATCATTAGCAATAACCATTTGACCGTATTCTTTACGAAACTTCTTATTGTACATCCTTATCGAATTAAGTATCATATGACGAATAAGATCTTCATCAATCGATATCTTTTGTACAACGATGTTAGCTATAGCAATAGCATTATAGTCTACAATTATCATATATTACAATCCTTCAAACATTACTCTATCATTAAAGTGGACAGTATCAAAAGTTAAATTTTCATAGTAAACAATAGCTAATCCCTTTGCTTCTAAAGACATTGCTGTTAGAAACATTATAAGAAATCCTATGTTTTGGTGTAGTTGATCTAAGCTTTCAATTGGTAGACCTTCAGCAGCAGAAAGCATTAATGTAATCAATACAATGTTATGATCTCCGTGACCATCATCTTCAAATGATTCTGCTACTGCAATGAGTTTTTCTAACTCATAGTTATCCATTTTGGCAATTTGATATAGTATCTCACCAATTGTAACATATTCATCTTGCAGTATTTTACCAGCTATCCATCTAGTAATAAGCAATAAATTTTCAGATTGCTGCACTAGTTTTAAGTTAACTACGTATCTACTGCTGCTGTTTATCCAAGATTCTATAGAATCCATATATACTTTCCAATCATTAGAGTATATTATACAATAGTTTCTTGAATTTGTACACTATTTTTTGATATGTTTGGCATGTATTTTACAGCCTATGAAAGCATTATAGTATTCATCGGAAAGAAGAACATCCCTGTCAAACTGCTCCTTAGCTTCATAATAACTCATCTCACCTTTAGAACTACATAATCTAATAATTTCTCTTTTGAATCTTTCAGTGCCAGACTGCTCTACTAAAAGCTTTACTTCTTCACTTGATCCATAATATGTTTTCCAGTCAGATTCTTTCTTAACTGTTCTTTTTCTCTTTTGGCCTTTCAGCGGTGGTAGCTTTCTAGTTGACCAAAAGTTTTTCTTTCCAATATATTTTTTATTATTAGAAAGATCTGTAATAAGATAAACAAACCCAATTAGTTCAGATGACTCTTCAAGTTCAAATTCTTTACCTTCATATAACCAGTTCATAAATATTCCATAATTAACTCTTATGGTTTATTTATGTATCAATTCCAATCAACGTAATCTTCTTGATTTGGATCTTCGTCTTCGTGCACGCCGCAGAATGGACAAAACTCAGCTTCTTCTTCGTTCATATCATCTGTGGTAATATTATATTGTTGCATACAAGATCTACAGATTTTTTCTATCATATTTGCGGTTTTCCTCTAAATGGTTGCAATTCTTCTCCCTCCATGACTAAACAGCTAATATTATCTTGTGAAAACTCAGCTATAATTGTATATGCAAGGGTCTTGTGATTTACATATAAGTTTAATATATGTTCTACATCATGTGTATTACCAGCTTTATCAACTATTCTAATTATACCTTTACCATTCATAGTAATTTTTTCTTCGTATTTAGAAATAAATTTATGCATTTCAGTAGTAGGTTTACACGAGCCTTCAATAAAGACAACCATCTCTTTTGCTATGACAGAAGATGAAAATAACATGAGTGATAAGAGTAATTTTTTCATAATGATAATCCTTTGAATGTATCAGCACTGATATCTTGTTTTACTCCACCGATGACGTAAGAAGAGATTTCAGTTTCTTGTGGTGCTACTTGGACGTTGCCTCCTGCAATCCATTTTTCAGTCCAAGGTAATGGATTTGATTGTGGTACTGAGAATACCGATTGAATACCAAGAGATTTCATTCTCTTATTTGCAATCCACTCAATATATTCATGCAACAGTTTACTATTCAAACCAATCATTGAACCATCTTTGAAAAGATAGTCAGCCCACTTCTTTTCTTGATCAACAGCACTAATAAACATTTGATCAATGAGTTCTGCGCATTCATCTTTAATTTTTATAAAGTCTGGATCATCTTTAACAAGTGTCTTAATAATATAAGATGAAGCAGCAAGATGGATATTCTCATCCCTTGCAATAAACTTAATAATCTTAGCATTACCTTCCATCTTTTTCAATTCAGCAAATGCCCATGAACATGCAAAGGATACATAGAACCTTACACCTTCTAGAATATTAATTGAGTTAAGAGTTAACCATAGTTTCTTTTTCAATTCATATTTTGAAATATTAACAACACGCCTATTAGTAGCGTCATTATAAGAATTTACAGTAAAGGTACCTTCACCTAATAGTGAATACCATTTACTGTCAGTAATAAAGTCATCATAATATTTTGAAATACCTTCTGCACAATCTGCAATCTCTTTAATATCAAGCATTTCATCAAACACAATAGATGGATTGGCGTAA